GGTGACTCTGGTGCTGGCACCCTGCGCGGATTCCACCCTTCTCCTCGCGTAAAAGCCCATCCTCGCTGGGGAACGATGTCGAGAACCCATGTTGTGCTGGACGAAGCAGAGGAAGTTCCTGCTGGGGTGTGGGAGGGATTGCAGAACATATTGTCTGCTGCCGACACTCGCGACAGCAAAGGGCGGATCAAAATATTCGGCGCATCTAACCCGAAAGACCGCACCAGCGAGTTCGGAAAAAGATGCGAGCCAGAACGAGGGTGGCAATCAATCGACTGCGAAGAGGATTTCGAGTGGGAGAGCAGGGAGGGGTGGCACATTTTGCGATTGGATGCCGCCCGATGCGAAAATGTAGTGAAACGAGATGTGGTGTTCCCCGGCTTTCAGACCTACGAAGGTTACATGGCATACGAAGCTCGCGGGAAAACGCCAGAATACTACACGATGGCGCGAGGATTCTTCCCGCAGGAAGGCATCGCGATGGGAATCATTACTCCCGCCATGATGGACAATGCGATAGGGAATTTGCGTTTTGTTGGACCCGTGGTGCCGCTTGCTGCTTTTGACCTTGCGCTGGAGGGGCGAGATCAGGTTGTTTGCAGTTTTGGCAGATTTGGACTTTGCGATGGGTGGACTCCGAGGGACGGCAAATTTCGAGAATTTAAAAACCAGCGGATAGCATTGCAGTTGGACTCGCAAATCAATTTCCCCAAAATGCCCACCCTTGAACAAACGCAGCAAATTATTCGGTGGGCAAAAGAAATGAGAATTGGACCAAATTGGTTATGCGTGGATCGAACTGGAAACGGTGCGGGAATTCACGATGCATTATCCACACTTTACGGTCCAGAGGTGATGGGGGTTAATTACTCTTGGGCAGCAAGCGAAACCAGAATTCTTGGAGAGGATTCACAGAGGGCAAATGAACTTTATTCAGGGGTTGTTACAGAATTAATCTTTGGGTTGGCGAAATATCTTGAATTTGAATTTTTGAAAATATCTCCTTCGTTCCGAGTAGAAGAACTGATGAGGCAAGCAGTCGGTAGACGGTACAAGCAAGTTGGAGTTGGTCTTGTTAGAGTTGAAAGCAAAGGCGACTACATAAAGCGTACTCGACAACATAGTCCTGATAATTTGGATTCTTTAAGTTTGCTTGTGTATTTGCTACGACAAAGGGGCGGGGCAACAGCAACGATGGTTGACGAGAAACCAAAGCTACAAATGGACAGGCCGATTCAAGGTATTGAAAGAATGGAATTCGTAGATTTTAGTGAATAATTTTAAAAAAAACTCAAAAATTTACTTGTAAAACAAATTTTTTTCATTACTTCTTTAAAAAATGGCTAAACCAATTATCGGAATGATCCCGCCCAATGGTTGGCATTTTAAAGAGGGTGATGTTCTCCTGAAAGGATATAGCCTTGAAAATCTTTATCATGTTGTTACAAATTATCGGGCAGAAAACCATTTGCCATTGAATGATGTTCGCGGCGATGTGGATAGTTTTCTGTGCAGCAATTATCCAAGCAACTGCCATGGCGTCGATATGGTTGTTGTGACAAGCGTTGTCCCGCCAAACAGATCATCAGAACTTCTTAATGACATCACGGTCTGGGCAAAAAACATTTTGCATTCCAAATCTGTTGTTATTATGGTGTCTGACGATGTTGCCGAAAAACGCGCAAAAATTTGCTTATCTTGCCCGAAAAACCTTAATTGGAGAGCAGGATGTGGAGCTTGCATTATTGCAGCAGACAGGATTTCAGCAAGTATTCGGCAAGCCAGAGAAACTAAATCAACTCCTGTTCTTGGAGGTTGTTCTGTAATGAGGCACGACAACCGCAGCGCAGTTTTTTTTGAAAAACAACATTTTACACTTAATAACAACCTGCCAGCGGAATGCTGGCTAAATGACAATGGCTAACTCAAAACCGATTCCTTCAATCGTATCTAACGCTTACGCGAACAAATCACCAAGAATCCTCAAAGCTGATTCTTCTGAATCGGATTTTAAAATTTCTGATAAATCTCAAATCAAAAACAACGATATTGTTGATTTAAAAAGTGGAGAAGTTCGCAGGACATTTAAAGACTCAAATCAAGCGTTCTCTGCTTACAAGCGATTAAAACAACAAAATGTAGAGCGGAACAGGAAAAACGCACTTATTCAGAAAAAACTTAATAATGAGCCGCCTTACTCTCCAAAAAAGTTAGAAAGCATGGGGCAGAACTGGCGCAGCAATCGCCCCACTGGATTTCTTTCCACGATGGTTAGCCGAATTCAGCCACCATTTAAACAGGTTATTGAACAGGCAACATCGCTAACATATTCGAAGTATCCAATCGAAAGTGTTGATTCTGAACAAAAAACCAAAGTGTTCCGCGAGGAAATTACAAAATGCATTCGAGGCTGGGCGGGGCATGATGATATTTTAGCGCAAGTAGTTCACGAAAACACTTGTTTCGGATTCACCGCATTGTGCTGGGATGATAGCCGCGAGTGGAAACCAGAATTTTTGAGACAAGATTTTACATTTTTTAGCACCGAAACGCCGCAGCAAACAGATGACACGCCAATTTGGGCAAGGAAGCGGCGATATCAAATTGCAGAACTTCTGCCTATTCTTGAAGACCCAGAAACTGCCGTTCTCGCTGGATGGCATGTTAAAAATTTAATGAAAGCCATCAATAATGCAAAGCCGATTGGGCGGTCTTTGGATTCAGACGATGACGCGCGGCGTTATGAAGATTGGTTTCGCGAAGGCTCTTATGGAGCATCCTATGAAAGCGATGCAAAATATGTAGACTTGGGAGAGCTTCTCATCAAAGAACCGAATGGACAAATCAGCAGATATATTTTTGATGACAAGTCAGGTGATGAAATTTGCACTCAACTCGACAGATACAACAAAATGTCGGATTGTTTGGCGTTGTTCTCTATCGAAATTGGCAGCGGGGCGCTGATGTCATCACGGGGCGCTGGAAGAGATTTGTATAACACGCACATCGCTGTTGATAAGGCGCGGAATCTTGTCATCGACAACTCATATCTGCGCGGAATGCTTTTGCTTCGCAAAACAGCAACAGCAAAAACTGGTGTCCCTGCTTTGACCGTGACACACCCAGTTGCTTATGTTGCGGAAGGCTACGAGGTGCTACAGCAACAGTTGCCAGCAGACATCGAAGATTTCATAAAACTTGACCAATTTGTCAGCGGTCTTGCTGAAATTCAAATTGGAACATTTTTGCCTTCATCTGCACTTGGAATGCAGACAGGAGACAAAACGGCAAGCGAAATTAATAGGGTTGCGGCAATCGAAAATCAAATTCGTCAGGGCATTCTTTCTCGCTGGGCTTTCCAATACACTCAAGCTGTGCAACGGATGCAGCGTGGAATCTGCAATCCAGAACACATCTCTGTTGCTGGGGAAATAAAAACGCTATTGGATTTTGCAAAACTTCAAAACGAAAATGCCGTGTGGGCAAAAAAAGATGTGGTAAACGCTTTTGAAGAAGCTGGACTTCCATTGCCTTCATTTTTAATTCCATTTCAAATTCCCAAGTATCTTGATGAAGATGCCGTAGATTGTTGTCTCAAAATGCTGAATAGGAATCTTCCTCCAGCAGATATTTTGCTTATGGCATTTTCTCCTTCGCAGGAATTGCTTCCAGACATGCTAAATCAAGACAACGCAATTCTTGATATGCTAATTCAGCGTTACATGGGGAATCCCAATATCGATCAAGCTGAACTTATGAAATTAGACTGGTCGAGGAAAGTTGGGCAAGAAATAGCAAATTCAGTATTGCTGCCGCCAGACATGGTTCAAGCCGACCAAATAGAGCAAACTCGATTGCAGATCATTGAATTGCAAAGTATTATTGCTGGACAAGATGTTCCTGTCTCTGCGCGAGACAATGACATGGTTCATCTTGAAACTTTGGTCACAAAACTTTTCCCAGTCATTCAAAACACGCCAGAAGGTTCTTTGCCTGCCGAAATGGTTCAGCCGTTTATGAAAGCATTGCAACATTTTATCGCGCACCTTTCGGCAGCGGAACAAAAAGGTGCCGACAAGCAGCAAATTGCTATGATGCAAGATGGAATTAAAGCAGCATACAAAAAACTTACGGCTGGCTTGAAAACTGCCGCACCAATCGAAGAAATTTTCCCTGCTGCTGCTCCATCTGGTGGCGGATCTTCAGGAGGGGGCGGGAGAACCTCTGTCGCTCAAGCTAATCTTGCTAAAGAGGAAACAATGCCAGCTTTAAACCAAACGATTAATACTATAGCAGCACCACCAAAACCACCAACAGCAGGATAAATCATATGGAAGGCATAGGAAAAAAAACACTAAAAACGCTAAAAACAAAAAAACTTGCTGCTAAACAGCAAGAAAAAGAAAAATACAAAGGACTTGGATCAAAATCCGAATCCGAAAAATACTCAAACCTTGCTTCAAAATCTGACAAGGAAATGGAAATTGAAGAAGGCTTGAGTGCTGAAGAGCAAGCCGCTTATGAGAGGCTTGAAAAACAAGGAATGTCAGACCAAGGAATTGTTAGCCCCAAAGAGCTTAAAAAAGCAGCAGGAAAGGTAGCAGAAAAAGTAAAAGAGTTTGGAAAGGGATTCGCGAAAGGGTTTAAAGATACTCCGGGCAAAATAATTAAAGGTGCTACAAATGCAGCAGAAGTAGCAAGACTTACTGCTAAATTTTTCCCAGAAGAATTAGAAAAACAGGTTGAAAGACAAAAAAGAGGAATAAAAGAAGGATACAAAGCATACAAAAAAGAAACGGAATAAAATGATCTGGGAGCAATCAGATTCTATCAAACTACGAGAATACATTCAAAAAAGCGGAGATCGTCTTCGTGGATATTTAAGAAATCGAATTCCCGCCTGTGATGGCAAAACGATAGAAGAGGTTGCCATGACAGCAAAATTCAAAGAAGGCTATGAAAAGGCATTGAAAGAGATAGATGATATGATAAATAACCAAGAAATCTCAAACGATCCTTCCGCAGGAACATTTACCACAATGTAATATATGAAACAAGGTCTATACGCAAATATCCATGCTAAACGGAAACGCATCGCTGCTGGCAGCGGCGAGAAAATGCGGAAAGCTGGCTCCAAAAAAGCACCAAGCGCAAAAGATTTCAGAGATGCAGCAAAAACAGCAAAGAAAAAATAAATATGCCAGAAATTAAAAAAAGGTTCACAAAAACCTTTATCAATAGAGCAACAGGTAAGAAGAACACAGTTCATTACGGACAGGCTGGAAAAGCCAAAGATGGTGGAGACAGAATTCGTCCCGGCACTAAAAAAGGAGACGCATACTGCGCCAGATCTGCCAAAATAAAAGGAGATTGGAAGTCTGATCCCAATTCTCCTAATAATTTATCCAGAAAAAAATGGAAGTGCAAAGGATCTAAATCCATGCGGTAAAATAAATCATAAAATAAAAACTTTTATTTAAAATAAATCTATGGAAAACGATGAAAAGCCTGAAATGTCTGTGATGGGATATGACACCCCATCTTTGGATTCTGATGCAATTGATTCTTCAACAGAAGCAGAAATCGACAACGCTTTAGACGATGCCATTTCTTCTGCTGAAGAAACACAAACGGAAACAGAAACAGAAATTGAAGAGACAAAATCTGATGAAGGAACAGAAGAGCTTTCAGAAGAAGATGTTAGTCTTGCAAATATTTCAAACACCGAAAATTCTGAAATAGCAGAAGAAACTTCAGAAATAGACGAAGAAATTCGTTCAATTGAACAGCCGCGAAATCTTTCTGAAAAAAATCAGAGCAATTGGCGGAAACTTCAGGAAACAGCCTCGCAATACAAAAAACAAGCGCAAGAAGCAGAGCAATTGAGGCAAAAGCTCAAAGAGTATGAATCCAAACCGCAAGCTCCAAGCGACTATGAGGAGTTGCGAAAATTCAGGGCACTCTTTGACATTGCCTCTGATCCTGATTTTCAATCAAAATACGACAAACCAATTTTTGAAGCGAAAAACAACATATACGCCATCCTTAAAAAACATGGCGCAAACGATGATGTAATAAAATCAATCGAAGCCAAAGGAGGGCCAGACAAAGTTGACCAAAAGTGGTGGCTGGACAATGCAATTTCAAAACTTCCGTTTACAGATGCTGAACGGCTGAAAAGAAACCTTGTGGATGTTGCGGATCTTAATGAAAAGAAAATTAGTGAAATTGAAAAAACATCTTTAAATGTTGATTCTTACTACCAACAAAAAGATCAAGATGCTGTAAATTGGTTTCAAACGCAAGAAAGCGAAGCAATTAAATATATTCAAGATAAAATAAAAGAACAAAATGCTGATTGGGCAGTCAAAAAACCAATTCCGAAAAATTCCAGCAAAGATCAAATCGAAGCAATAAAATCGCACAATAATCAAGTAGAACAGCTTGAAACATTTTTCACAAGCGCACTGTTTCCACAAACTCCACAAGAAAGAGCAGATGTCGCTGCCGCAGCGAGCTTGAGCCATGTCTTAACAAACCAACTGCGAGTCGAGCAGACACAAAAACAAAAAATGTTGGCGCAAATTGAAACGCTGCAAAAAGAAAACGCAAGGCTTAAAACATCGGGAAAGGCGCCAAAACAAAATTCTGCCGTTCAATCAAACGGGAATCGTTCGACATTAATTTCTGATAGGCTGAAAATGTCAAGTGCAGACGCAATTGATTTGGGTCTTGAAGAAGCAGGAGCATAAATAAAAATAACACTATGGAAAATACAGAAGCAACATTTGATGAACAAACAAAAAACGCATTAGCATCGGTTTTAAGCAAGGTTGACTTTAAGAACCTTACAAAAGAAGAAGTTGTCGCTGATGTCGTAGCACAATCAAAAATGTTTTCATTCAGAATGCTAATAGCATCTGCGTTAATCGAAGAAATAAATAAACAAAACAAATAAAATGAATCAAAATGTTTTGCCTGAAGAAAAAATCACTGCGTTGGCAACTGAAACTGTCGATCCTTTTGCAAGGCGTGGAGTTGCTCCGCAAAATTTAAACCCGCATAAACCAAAACCAAAGCGAGATTTTAGCAA